GGACTCCTACTCTCTCATATGTACTGTGTTTTGCACAGTCGATACCATAAATTCCAGCCGACCCCCCGTCATCTTTTTAAATCCAAAACCAAAAAATATTTTTGCAAAAATTATAGCAAATTTCGGACAACCACCTCCAAGAAAAAACGCTGTAACTCTATGATTACAAAGAAGAAACTTGTGCAAACATGTGACATGGACCGGCATAAAAGTGCATGAAACTTTAATAAAAACAAAGCAACTAACAAAAACTGCAAAAAGTGTCATATATGTATAAAAACACAGTAAGAAAAAGTTTCCCGAACGGGAATAATGTAAGAAAAAGTGAGCAAAAGTAGGAAAAAGTTACCGAACGGGAAATATATTGCAGCGCAACAAAATGTATCGTATAATATACAAAACCCCCAGAAATGTACAGTATGGGAAACAAACCTAAGGAAAAAATCATGTTTGAATTTGAAAAGCAGTACAAGCAGTTTGAAGAGTTGGCAGAGCGTATTAAGCAAGTCAACGAGTTTTGGGTTAATTCAGTAATCTCAAGCTTAAAGCAACTCATCAAGTAAGTAGAAACACTACATACGAAGGGGGTTACGGCCCCCAATTACTAGACAAAACAAAAACTGTCTAGTAACAAAACCTTGTGTTATACTCGTGCCATATCGGAGTGCCCCCAACTTTCCCTCCTATGACAAAACAGATACGTGTAGTACCAGAAGTTACAATACCTATCCCAGTGGACCTAACCCCACAGGAAGCCAAGACTTTGCACGAAAAAGCGAAAGCTGCTTTTAATACCATGGAGTTTCTGGCTGCAATGGGTCTAAAACCCAAAAAAGAAAACATGCAAGCTGCACAACGTGAGGCTGAGCGCCAGTTTGCAGGTAGCCCGGCAGCAAAACGACGTCCATTTAACGCAGAAACATCTATCTGGTTAGATGAACTGTTGTCAAATTACAACAATGCCATAGTAGAGGACACAATACGCCTTAAAACGTACGTGACGACCAAGCTAATCGAAGAAACTGAAGGTGAAAAGGCTGCAGATAGGCTCAGAGCGCTAGAATCACTAGGTAGATTAACCCAATTAGGCATGTTTACCGATAAATTAGAGATAAGTGTCAATACAAAGTCCACTGAGGAGTTAAAAGAGGACTTAGCCAAGAAACTTTCCCGCTATATGGGCACTGCTGAAGAAGTAAAAACCACTCCAGCTAAGGAAACAACGCTAACCTTTGATTTAGATGAGGAATTAGGGCGTAAACCGACGGTTACACCGGCACAAGAACCTGAAAAGACCGATTTAGATGACTGACCCCATCGAGATTCTTAGAGGCTTGCCTCCACATGAGCGAGAAGAGTTCTTAGATAGCTTGCCTAAAGATGAAGCAGATGAAATACTAGAGATTCTAGAAGAACTAGAGACTAGGGACGACCGTGAGGTAGTGAAAACTGACTTTATGGCCTTTACTAACCACGTTTGGCCTGAGTTTATACATGGTAGACACCATACAAAGATGGCTAAAGCGTTTGAGGATGTAGCCAATGGGACGTGTAAAAGACTTATTATTAATATGCCGCCACGCCATACGAAGTCCGAATTCGCATCTTACCTTTTACCGGCTTGGTTCCTCGGGCGGTTTCCCAACAAGAAGGTTATACAAACTTCTCATACAGCTGAGCTTGCTGTGGGCTTTGGTCGTAAGGTGCGTAACTTGGTTGATAACCCCCTGTACCGTCGTCTGTTCCCGGCTATCGAGCTGCAGTCCGACTCTAAAGCGGCTGGTCGTTGGAACACTAATTTTGGTGGTGACTATTTCGCTATTGGTGTTGGAGGTGCAGTCACTGGTATGGGCGCAGACTTACTTATCATTGATGTCCCACGTTCAGAGCAGGAAGCTGCACTAGCTGCGTTCAACCCAGAAGTCTACGACAAAGTCTATGAGTGGTTTACATCAGGACCACGTCAGCGTCTACAGCCGGGCGGTGCCATAGTTATCGTTATGACCCGTTGGTCTTTACGGGATTTGACAGCTCAGGTAATGAAGTCCGCAGCTCAGCGCGGAGGCGATGAGTGGCGTGTCATCGAGTTTCCAGCTATTCTCCCTAGTGGGCAACCCCTTTGGCCTGAGTTTTGGAGTCTTAAAGAATTAGAAGCCCTGCATGTTGAGTTACCGAACAGCAAATGGCAAGCACAGTATATGCAGCAGCCCACCTCGGATAGCTCAGCTATTGTAAAAAGAGAGTGGTGGAAGGAATGGGAGAGTGACCGCCCACCCAAATGTGAGTATATAATTCAGTCATGGGATACAGCGCACGAGAAAAAGACCGTAAATGACTTCTCTACTTGTACAACGTGGGGTGTCTTCTATAATGAAGAAGACCACGATTTACCAAATATCATCTTGCTGGACTCCTTTAAAGAGCGGCTGGAGTTTCCAGAACTCAAAGCAAAGGCGCTTGAAAAGTATCAAGAGTATGAGCCGGACTCGCTTATTGTGGAGAAAAAGGCGGCGGGGGCCCCTCTTATTCAGGAACTACGTCGCATGGGTATCCCCGTTGGTGAGTTCAGTCCAGGCAAGGGGCAGGATAAAATATCACGGTTAAATTCAGTTGCAGATTTCTTTGCGTCTGGTAAAGTATGGGCTCCAGCTACTCGCTGGGCAGAAGAGTTGATAGACGAGGTAGCAGCGTTCCCTTCGGGCGAACATGATGACTTGGTGGACTCAATGACATTAGCGTTAATGAGATTTAGGCAAGGCGGCTTTTTGAGGCTCCCAAGCGATGAACCAGAAGAAATTCGGTACTTTAAATCAAAACGTAATGCTGGGTATTACAACGTTTAAGGAACGATTATGGCAATGGACAAAGGCATTTATAAAGCCCCGCAAGGGATTGCGGACACACAAGAGGCGCCAATTGAGATTGAGATTCTTGGTCCTGATGAAGAAGTCGGCGAAACAGCTAGTGGTGTAGAAGAAAAGGACACCGGTAGCGATAAGTTTAATGAAAACCTTGCTGAGTCAATGGATGAGCGTGAGCTACAAACTATTGCTAGTGATTTAATTGGTTTATTAGATGCAGACATTGCAGCCCGTAAAGACTGGGCAGATACATATGTTGACGGCCTTAAACTACTAGGATTGAAGTACGAAGAAACTACTGAACCATGGGCAGGCGCCTGCGGGGTATACCATCCTATGCTTGCTGAAGCAGTGGTTAAGTTCCAGTCCGAAGCTATTATGGAAACCTTCCCAGCAATGGGCCCTGTTAAGACTAAAATTGTTGGAAAAGAAACTAAGAGTAAAAAAGAAGCTTCAACCCGTGTTTCAGAAGACATGAATTATCGTTTGACTGAGCAGATGAGCGAGTACCGCCCTGAGCATGAGAAGCTATTATGGAATTTACCATTGGCAGGTTCAGCGTTTAAGAAAGTTTACTTTGACCCAGCACTTGGTCGCCAAGTAGCCATGTTTATTCCGGCAGAAGATTTGGTTGTTCCGTATGGCGCGTCTAATTTAGATAATGCTGAGCGTATCTCACATATCATGCGTAAGACTAAAAACGACGTTAAGAAATTACAAGCCGCTGGGTTCTGGCGTGACATTGAGCTCGGTGAGCCGACAAACGTGATGGATGACATCGAGAAGCGTAAAGCTGAAGAACAAGGGTTTTCTGCAACTACAGATAATCGGTTTAGAATTATTGAAATGCACGTCGACTACGACCTCCCGGGGCACGAGGATGATGCAGGAATTGCACTACCTTATATCATTACTATAGAAAAGAGCACCGCAAAGGTGCTTTCGATACGTCGCAACTGGTATGAAGGCGATACACTAAGCCTGAAACGTACACACTTTGTGCACTACCAATACGTACCAGGGTTTGGATTTTATGGATATGGTCTTATACATCTCATCGGTGGCTATGCTCGTTCTGCTACTACTATTGTTCGCCAACTTGTCGACGCAGGGACACTCAGCAACTTACCGGGTGGTCTCAAAGCAAGAGGGTTACGGGTCAAAGGAGATGATACTCCAATCAGCCCCGGAGAGTTTAGAGATGTAGACGTACCGAGTGGTACCATTAAAGATAACATTATGCTCTTACCATACAAAGAGCCTAGCCAAACTTTAATGTCTTTGTTTAACCAAATTGTTCAGGAAGGTCGCGCCTTTGTTTCCGCTGGAGACTTACAAGTATCTGATATGGGTGGTAATGCACCTGTTGGAACTACTTTGGCTATTTTGGAGCGCACACTTAAAGTAATGTCGGCTATTCAAGCCCGCCTGCATTATTCAATGAAACAAGAGTTTAACTTATTAAAAGTAATCATTGCTGACTATACAGATGAAGATTATGAATATGAACCAGAAGATGGTACAGCAGCGGCGAAAAAAAGTGACTATGATGACGTGGAAGTACTCCCAGTTAGTGACCCTAATGCGTCTACTATGGCGCAGAAAATTGTACAGTACCAAGCTGTATTGCAGTTGGCTCAGTCGGCCCCACAGCTTTATAACTTACCTCTACTCCACAGGCAGATGATTGAAGTTCTTGGTATTAAGAATGCTCAAAAGCTTGTGCCAATGACGGATGACCAAAAACCTGCTGACCCAGTTACAGAAAACCAAAACGTTCTGATGATGAAGCCAGTTAAGGCATTTAGCTATCAAGACCATGACTCACATATTATGGTTCACATGTCGGCAATGCAAGACCCACATATTAATCAGCTTTTACAAGGTAACCCACAAGCTCAGCAAATTGCACAAGCTATGTACGCACATATAAATGAACATATTGGGTTTGCATACCGTGTAAAAATTGGTCAGCAAATGGGTCAGCCTATGCCTCCTCAACATATGAATGACATAAATGAGGAAGAAGATACTAATATTACTCCAGAGATGGAAGCTCAGTTAGCTCCAATGTTGGCACAGGCAGCACAAAAACTGCTACAGCAGCATCAAGGCGAACAGAAACAACAGCAATCAGCACAGCAGGCTCAAGACCCACTTATTCAAATTCAACAGCAAGAGTTACAACTTAAAGCTCAAGCCCAGAAATCTAAAGAGCAGAAAGACCAAGCGGAACTCGCACTTAAGAATCGTCAGTTAGATATTGAGCAGGAGCGTATCCAGTCACAAGCTGCGATAGCTACGCAAAATACTAAAGCGCAAGTTGTTATGAACCAAGAGAAGATTAAAACTCAAAGTAGGCATAAAGCTGCAGACATAGTATCTAACGCTATGAATAAAGAACACGATACTAAGCACCAGCAAACTACTCAAGCACGTGACCAGTTCCATCAAATGATGAGCGCTGAACATCAAGCTAGCTTGCAGCCCGTAGTACAACCAACAAAGGAAACTAAAGAGTGACTGAATATACATACCTAGTAAAAGAATTGGAAACAATGATTGAGACTAGAGCGCAAACTGTTGCCTCAGGCAGCTGCCAAAGTTTAGAAGAGTATCGAAATACGACAGGGATTATCCGTGGTCTTGCCCTTGCCGTAGATTTTATTAAAGACCGCGAGCAAAAAACAAAGGATTCAGATGAGTGACATCATTATTAGCGACGCATTGGGAAACCTTTCGAAGCTACCTGAGAAGCAAGAAGAAAAGGCAACACAACTTCCGAAAGCCGCTGGCTACCATATTTTATGTATGGTTCCACAAGCTGAAGAAGAGTATTCAGAAAGTGGCATTCTTAAGTCAGCCCAGACCCAGCAATACGAAGAGGTATTAACTCCAGTACTGTTTGTTATGGATGTTGGCCCTGATGCCTACGCCGATAAAGAAAGGTTCCCTAGTGGACCCCTCTGTAAGGTTGGTGACTTTATATTGATTCGTCCTAGTTCTGGTTCACGCCTTAAGATTCATGGTCGTGAGTTCCGGATTATTAATGATGATTCAGTCGAAGCCGTAGTTTTAGACCCCCGCGGGATTACGCGTGCATAAGGAGACTTAAATGGCATCAGAAGAATTCGGCACAGTAACTTTTGGTAAGGGCGGTAAAGTTATTCCTGCAGGTCAGGAAAGCGATACCTTTGAATTCCCCGACGAAGTTGCGGCAAGAGAAGAAAAAGAAGTAAAGGCAGCACCTGAGGTAGATATTGAGATTGTTGATGATACTCCTGAGGAAGATAAAAACCGTACTCCTATGGATGCTTCCAAGGTATTAGAGGAAGATGAAGAGGATGATGAGCTTCAGTCTTATGACAAAAAGGTTCAAAAGCGTATCAAAAAGCTGACAAAAGGCTATCATGATATCCGTCGTGAGAAAGATGATGCAGTTAAAATGCGTGAAGAGGCACTCAGGGTAGCTCAGTTTATGGCAGATGAAAACCGTAAATTACAATCTACCCTCCATGAAGGTAGTAAGAGCTATATAGAACAAGGCAAACAAGGCGCTGAAGTTGAGCTTAGTATGGCTAAAAGAGCATACAAAGAAGCTTATGAAGCAGGCGATAGCGACGCATTAGTAGAAGCACAACAGGCTATTTCAGAGGCAACTTTGCGATTAGACCGTGTTAAAACTATGCAACCTATTGCTCCTAAAGAAACTGAGTATAAGGTTCCTCAACCTACACCAGAAGCCCCTGCGCAGGACCCGAAACTTACTAAATGGTTAGATTCTAACGATTGGTATGGTGGGGAAACTCCTGAAGAAGATGAGATGACTGGACTAGCAATTACAGTCCATAATCGACTCGCAAGAGAATTTGGTGAAAAATATGTTGGCACGGATGAATATTACGGAAAAATTAGTGATACAATTCGAAAAAGATTCCCCGATTATTTCGGAGCCGACGAATCACCAGAATTAGAAGTAGAAACAAAACCGGTTAAAACCCGTGCCAAACCCGCTGCAAGTGTCGTAGCTCCCGCTACCCGCTCAGTTGCCCCCAAGAAAGTACAATTAACGCCTACGCAGGTACAAATTGCGAAACGCCTCGGTGTTCCGCTAGAACTGTACGCTAAGAAGGTTGCCGAACAAATGAATGGAGATAGATAATGGTTAAGAAAACTCGTGATTTAGAAGTACGTGAAACTGAAGTACGTCCAGTTGAAAGTTGGGCACCACCTCAGTTATTACCAACACCAGATGCACGTCCAGGTTGGGCACATCGTTGGGTACGAACTTCCACTTTAGGTGCCGCTGACCCAATGAATGTATCTTCTAAGCGTAGGGAAGGTTTTGAGCCTTGTAAGGCTGAGGATTATCCTGAACTTATGAGCCACGCGTCCATTGATGGACAGTTTAAAGGTTCAATAGAAATTGGTGGTTTAGTTTTATGTCGTGCCCCTGAAGAATTTATGAAGCAACGCGCTGCTCACTATGAGAAGCTTGCTGCTAACCAGATGGACTCGGTGGATAACAACTTCTTATCACAAAATGACCCACGTATGCCTATGTTTAAAGACAGAGCTACTAAAGTCACTTTCGGTAAGAGTTAATTTAATTTAATTTAAGGAGCCTCTTATGAGCACAGTAGCAGCCCCCTACGGGCTAAAGCCGATTAGCTTAATCGGCGGTCAATCCTTTACTGGCGGAACAATCCGTGAGTATTTATTGACCACAAATAACACTGCAGCCATTTTTAATGGTGATTTAGTGCAGTTAGGCGCATCAGCAGCAGGGCAACCAACCGTTGTCGCATCAACACCTACAACCAGCACTGTTGGTCTCGTCGGCGTTTGTGTTGGCGTACGTTATCAATTGGCAGGTCAGCAATTGGGTTACCCACTCTATGCACAGTATTTACCAGCTAACGCAGTAACTGCTGGCTACACCAACATTTTTATTCGTGTTGTTGAAGACCCAGACCAGTTGTATCAAGTTCAATCCCAAGGTTCTGTAGGTTATGGTTCTATTGGTAAGACAGCTGCATTGGCAAACTTCGGTGGTAGCACAACTACAGGTAATGCAACAACTGCATTGTCTAGCACTATTGCTAATACATCCGCTCTTGCTGTTAAGATTGTTGACTTGGTTAACTCCAGCTCTACTTTCGGTGGCAATTTCCCTTCAAACCCAGGCGATGCTTATACAGATGTGATTGTCAAATTAAACTTTGGCGTTCATTCTTATTATCAATCTGCCGGTACAACCGCTTAATTAAGGAGCTATAAATGGCTATTTCACGTTCACAGCTCTTAAAAGAGCTACTCCCGGGGTTAAACGCATTGTTCGGACTCGAATACGCTCGCTATGGCGAAGAGCACACAGAACTCTATGAGACTGAGTCTTCTGAGCGTTCATTCGAAGAAGAAACAAAGTTGTCAGGTTTCTCTGCAGCCCCAGTTAAAAACGAAGGCGGCGCTATCTCTTACGATAACGCGCAAGAAGCATGGTCAACACGCTACTCACATGAAACTATTGCTTTGGGTTTCTCAATCACTGAAGAAGCGATTGAAGATAACTTATACGACAGCTTGTCTGCTCGTTATACTAAAGCATTGGCTCGTGCGATGGCTTACACCAAGCAAGTTAAAGCTGCTTCTGTATTGAACAACGGTTTTAACACCGGCGGTTCTTACAATGGTGGTGATGGCGTATCTTTATACAACACCGCCCATCCACTAGTTTCTGGCGGAACTAACAGCAATACTGCTGCTACTCCTGTCGATTTAAACGAAACTTCTTTGGAAGCTGCTGTTATTCAAATCGCTGCTTGGACCGATGAGCGCGGTTTGCTTATCGCTGCTAAACCTAAGAAATTGGTAATTCCACCAGCATTAATGTTTGTGGCTACTCGTTTGTTGGAAACTAAACTCCGCGTTGGTACAAACAACAACGATATTAGCGCTATCAACAACAACGGTACAATTCCTGAAGGCTATGCAGTAAACCACTTTTTGACTGACGTTAACGCATGGTTCTTGTTGACTGATGTTCCAAATGGTTTAAAGCATTTCGAGCGTACACCACTCCAGAATTCAATGGATGGTGATTTCGATACTGGAAACGTACGTTACAAATCACGCGAACGTTATTCCTTTGGCTGGTCTGACCCACTGGGAACATGGGGTTCTTCTGGTTCATTCTAATCTGAATGTTCCTAATAAAAACCCAGCTCACAAGGCTGGGTTTTTTTCATTGTAATGAAGCTTCCTGTGACAATTCGAGCACAGTACAATACATTTTTTAACTTCTTTATAGGCTTTGGTAAACATCTTGGAACTAACTAGAGCGCTAACTTCATATTCTTTTTCGCTTGGGTCTATGTGGTGAAAGTACAGGGTAGCTACGTGATTTTCTTTACACCGAGCGCAATGAAGTAGGCCTTTAAAGGCGTCCCATTTTTCCTTACCACGCTTGGAATACTTAGTAGTAGCCTCTATTATCTTTTCTTTATTCTTCTCATAGTGCTTGCGGCTCTGCAGCTTATGGTACGCCTTTTTAACTTCTGGGTCTTTATAGGGCATTTTTGTCGTCTAGGGAGTAGGTTTTAATCGGCTCGTGGCTATTTACATCTACATTACACGCCCATTTAACCGCTTCTTCTGCCGGTAACCCCATACGCATGCACACTTCGGCAGCCATAGCCCCGCTCCCAATAGCCATAAAAGTCCTAACCCTTTCCCATTCAAGGTCATCCCCGCATGAGAAAAGGCCTTCTTTAGTCATTTTTAAAAAAGAGCTGTCGGATTTTAGTTTTGGCTTTGTTTTGTTTTTCTTATTTAGGTAGTCCAGCACTTTTTCAGCATCGCAGTAATTACCCGCAACCCCCAGCCTGCCGCCGTCTATAGCAAATATCTTGTCTTCAAAATATTTAATACCAGCATCGCTATCTGTAAACTGGCTGTCCGCAACCAGTATTTTATTATTCCAGTCACCCACAATAGTAGTCATTTTGTCGCCAATAAGTAGAGACCTACGTTAGAAAAAGCATATCCGCTATATACCACCGCCATAGCCAAGTTACCTTTTACGCCCTGTTCACAGGCGATGTATCCGTATAT